CCTGACGGCGTACAACACGGCGTCGCTGGTGTCGCAGATCACGGGCACCGTCTACCCGGTCGCGGTGGCCCTGGAGATCGGGCGGGATCTGGAACTGGACGCGGACCCGCTCGACATCGGGCAGGCGCTGGTGCAGGTGGTCGGCCAGCGCTTCCTGACCGAACTCGACAAGGTGGTGGCGGTGGGCGACGGCACGACGCAGCCGCAGGGCATCTTCAACGCCAGCGGCACCATCGCGGTCAACTCCGACAACGGGCTGTCCGGCCCGCCGACGGTCAGCGATCTGGAGTCCCTCATCTTCGGCATCGGCAAGCAGTACCGGCAGGCACCGTACAAGCCGGTGTTCGTCGGCAGCGACACGACGTACCGGCGCTTCTCCGCCATCCCGGTCAGCGGGAGCGACGAGCGGCGGGTGATGAACAGCATGTACTTCGGCACGGAGGAGGCTCCGAAGTACAGCCTCTACGGCCACCCGTTCAAGGTGCAGAACGACATCGCCAACAACAAGGCGGCGTTCCTGCCGCTGCTCCGCTACCGCATGTGGCGACGGATGGCGTTTGAGACGACGTTCACCCGCGAGGGCAACTACCTCGCGACGCGGAACCTGATCCTGATGGTGGTCCGTGGCCGCTTCGCGGGCAAGGTGGTGGACGGCAACGCGGTCGCCACGATGACGGATCTCCAGTCGTAAGGCTGGCCGGAGACTTGCTCCCGTGGGGGATGGGGAGGCCGGGCCTTCCCTCCCCCCACGGGAAAGGAACGTGACCCCACAAAGGAACCAAGAGGGCAAGAGCAATGATCGTGATCGAGATCGACACGGCGACGAACGGCAGCCTCTTCTTCGCGCCGCTGCAAGAGGCGATCCGGGGGCGGATGGACCCGATGCGCTTCAAGGACCGGGAGGAGCGTTTGACCCTGATCGACGAGTACCCGCAGGGCGTCCCCGGCCAGCGGATCGCCTTCGACGAGCAGGCGGGGACGGCCTCCCTCGTCGAGCCGCTGCACGAACCCCAGAACGCCGCCGTGCGGGAGAAGCTCGCCGCCAAGCGCTACAGCTTCGCCCCGCACAAGCGCGAGATCAGCGCGGCCACCGTCGAGCAGACGGGGGGCAAGCCGACGTGGCTCTACTGGCTGAACCGGGCCGTCGAGTCGGGCCACGCCCGCCTCGTCAGCGGCACCCTCCCCGCGAAGATCGAGGGCCGCATCCGCAAGCAGTTCCTCCGCCCGGAGGACGACGCGAAGGCGGAGAAGGAGAAGCGCGAGCGGACGCTGGAACGGCAGAAGTTGGCTGCCGCGCTGGCGATGATGACGGAGAAGCAGCGGGCGGAATACGACCGCATCCTGGCCTCTCTCGACGGCGAGTAAAACCTTGCACGCCAGCCGTCGGGCTGCGTGAGTTCAACCCCGTGATGAGGAGTGAGGATGGACGTTGTCGAAGCTCACGGCAGGCTTGCCCTGGACGAGGACCGGGACGCCTTCCCGCTGTCGGTCGAGATCGACTCACCGACCGGCTTGAGGGTGGACGGCTGGCCCGTCGCTGCTGCGGCGTTGGCCAGCCTCTCCGGGCGGCTTGAGGAGTGCGAGACGGACGCCGACCTGATCGACGCCGTCGAGCATGGCTGGTGCCTGCTCAACGCGGGCGTCCTCGATGAGGAGCTTGTCGCCCAGGAGGCGGTCGAGGTGTTCAACGCCGTCGTCCGCTGGGGCGACGCGATGGTCAAGAAGCTGGCCGGTGCGTGACGGATCGGCAGGCAAATACCCACGAACGGAGGGGGTGGCAAATGCTGGCGTGGTTGCTCCGCGCCTGGGCCGATCCGGCGGTTCAGGGGCGACTGAAGGAGATCGAGACGCAGCTTGCGGAGGAGCGGAGCCGGAACCGCGTCCTGCAAGTCGAAGTCGATTCACTGGCGGCTGTCGTCGCACGGGACCGCGAGCGCGTCCGGGCGGAGACGGCCAACCTGATGCGAGAGGCGGAGGGGGGCAGTCATGGCAATCGATGATGCCTTGCGGCGGGCGTTCTCCCAGGCGGAGGAGCTTCGCGGAGTCGTCCGAAGCAAGTCGGCGTCCGCGCCTTTCACCTCCCCCACGGGGGCGGCTCGGGACTCGCTGCGTCCAGGGTTGAGCCGGGAGGAGCTTCGGCACTTCGACGGCTGGGTGTATGCGTCGATCCGGCCCATCGCCCAGCGGATCGCGGGGCAGCCGATCCTGGCCGGGCGGAAGGCCACGAAGGGCCGCATGGATCGCAGCAAGGCGGTCAACAAGGACCGTGCCCCACGCTTCATCAAGACGCTGTCGGACGGCGTCGAGGCGGTCGATTCGCACCCGCTCCTCGACGCCTTGAGGACGCCCAACGACCTGATGACGGGCTGGGCGTTGATGTACGTCACCGTCGCCACGATGGAGCTTGCCGGGTTGAGCTACTGGTATCTCGACGACGACAAGGACGGCCTGCGGATCTGGCCGCTTCCTCCCTCCTGGGTGCTGCCCGAACACAGCGAGGACGAGTTGTTCGTCAGCTACAAAGTCACGCCGATGGGGGTAGGCGCTCCCATCGACGTTCCAGCCGATCAGATGCTGCGGCTGGCGTACCCGGACCCGTCTGACCCGCTCATCGGGGCGAAGTCTCCGCTGCAAGCTGCGGGCCGATCCGTCTCCGCCGATGAGAGCATCGAGACGTGCCAGTACCGCGCGTTCAAGAACGGCATCAACCCCGGCCTCGCGTTGATCGTCGGTCGGCACCCCGACGCCCAGACGAGCGGCCCCGGCCTCCGTCCGATCCTCGACAAGGCACAGCGGAACCAACTCATCCAGGCGGTCAAGCAGGCATACGCCGGAGCCTACAACCACGACGAACCGTTGATCCTCGACGGCCTGATCGAGGACGCGAAGCGGATCAGCAACACGAACCGGGAGATGGACTTCCTGGCGTCGAGCGGGATCACGAAGGGCCGCATCACGCAGACGTTCGGCGTCAACCCGATCATCATGGGCGAGCTTGAAGGGGCGAACCGGGCCAGCGCGGCGGCTGCCGATGACCACTTCCTCGCCTCGACGGTCAACCCGAAGATCGAACTTCTGAGCGAGACGCTGACGCGCTTCCTGGCCCCGCGTTACGGCGATGAAGGCTTGCTACTCTGGATCGAACCGGCGAGGGCGAACGACCCGGACGCGACGCGGGCCGACCGCGAGCAGGCGCTGGCCTACGGGCTGGTGAAGCGGAACGAGGCACGGGCGTGGTACGACCTTCCCCCGCTCGACGGGGAGGAGGGCGAGGAGCTTGTGCAGCCGGGCGGAGGACAGCCGGTTCTTGCCGGGGAGGTGGGCGCTCTCCGCGCCCTGTCCTTTCGCCAAACAGGCTGACGCCTTCCGGGCCATCTGGCTCAAGCAGCACTCCCGGACGGAGGCGGAGTTCGCAGGCGAACTGATGGCGTTCTTCGACACCCAGGCGGAGGCGGTCGCGGAGGCGATCCGCGAGCATGGGACCGACGCCGGAGCCTCCGCCTTGTTCCGACCGGAGGAGTGGGAGGAACAGTTCCTCGCCGTCGTCGGGGAGGGGCTGGAGCGTGCGGCCTCTCGCGGGGCTTCGACGGAGCTTGAAGCCTTCGACGAGAAGGCGGCTCACCCGCAGGCGATTGAGCTTCCCTCCGCAGTCCTCGACCGCGTCCGCGCCTGGGTGGGATCGACCATGCAGCAGCCGCATTGGGAGGGCACGAACGCCGCCATCAAGGACGACATAGCTGCCGCCATCCGGGCGGGCGTCGAGGGCGGGGAGAGCGGCCCGGAGACGGCGGAGCGCGTACGCCGGGCGTTGGGAGAGGCTGGCGAGACGCGGGCCATGCTGATCGCCAGGACGGAGGTGACGGGGGCGTTGAACGCGGGGCATCAGGCGAGCCGGGAACACCTCGCGGACAAGGGACTCATCAAGGGCAAGCGCTGGCTGGCGATCCTCGACGGCGACACCCGACCGTCGCACCGGCAAGCGAGCGGCCAGGAGGTTCCCGTCAAGGGAGAGTTCGTCATCGACGGGGAGCGTTGCCAGCACCCAGGAGACAACAGCCTGAGTGTCGGCAATCGCGCTCGCTGCCGCTGTACGACGATCAGCGTCACGGCGTTGGACGACGATTGAGCCGCCCCGCTTCGTTCCCGTGGGAGGAGGAGAAGACGGAGCCTCCCCTTCCCCCACGGGATCAAGCCTCCGCCCCGCGTCCGTCGTCGCGTGAAACCTTACACCTCTCGCCGCATCTGCTTGTGCTGGCAGCACTTGCTTCAATCGGATAGAATGAGTATTGCCTGAAAATAGGCGAGCCGGACGGATGCAGCGAACACCCGCCCGGCTCTCAACAACGAACGTCCTTCTGAGGAGGAGCATCCGTGTCTACCAAGCATTCTACCGACCTGATCCCCGTCGTGCTGTATCTCCGCTGCTCGTCTCCGGGGCAGGAACTCTCCGTCGAAGACCAGCGGCGCGAGG